AAGCTAGAAAAGAAGAGATTGAACAAGGTGATGAACCTATGAGTGAAACTGATATTGGTGAAGTTGAGGTGGTAGAAATGACTGATGTAGAATTTGAAAATCAAGTAGAAGTTTAAGGACTAAATGCCAACATTTAAAACAAAACTAAGAAAAGCTATCAAGGAAGCTAAGAAAAATAAAATAATAGAGGAGGGATTAGATATTATTAACAAAGCGAATGAATTAAGAAGATACCACTGCGTACAGTGTGGAGAAGAAATGAAACACTCCTGTGGAAATAGTTACTTTAACTCTCCATTTTGTAATAATGGTGAGTGTCCCAATTATGGATTATTACAAACAGGAATACTACCAGTGGATAATAAATAGTGAAACCTAAAACAATCGGTAAAGGTCTTAGACCCAATCCCATACCACTCTGCCCCTTTTGCGGTCATCAAAGACGTTGGGGTCAACAAGATAAGAAATGGGCTAAAACCTGTGGAAGTAAGGTGTGTGCTAATAAAATGAGTGTACAAACTACAAAGGATACTAAGATGAAACAAAGTATGTATTGGTATAATAGAAAGATACTATGACAAATAAATGCCCATATTGTAATGATGATCTAGCACCACTTCAAAGTGGTAGAGGCTATAGAAAAATCTGTGGTAGTGATAGTTGCAGAGAAAAGCTCAGAAGTATCACTTCAAGCAGAGCTATTAAGAATAAGAAACATCCATGGAGGGGATAGTGGTATAATATAAGTAGATGAAAAAAAGACTTCTTATTACTTGCCCCAACTGTGAAGAAAAAGGTATTAAGCAAAATTTAGCAGAAGTTTTAGAAAATGGATTTATTTCAATACAAAGAATTAGAACACAAGTAAAATATGGTAAGGGTAAATATAAAAACCATACAGTTATTGAGGGTACTGATTTACAGATAAGATGTGGCAATTGCGGTCAATTAGTCTACAGAAGGAAGTCATGAAGTACTTGATTTCTGGATCTAGTGGCTTTATAGGATCTAATCTTGCAGTTAGTCTCATGAATAGTGGAGAACAAGTTAGATCTATACCAAATGATTTACTATATAGCTACTTCGAGCTTAAACAATATCTAGAACAACAAAAACCAGATGTTATTATTCACCTAGCTGCATGGGGCAATCACTCAACACAAAAAGATCTAGATAAAATAGTGTCTGCTAACATAGGCTGCACCACAACACTCCTCCAAGCCTCTAAAAATATCCCCTATAAGGCTTTTATAAATACAAGCACCTCATCTGTTGATCTTAAAAAACAAACGTTTTACTCAGTTACTAAATTATCTACCGAACATATATGTCAAGTGTTTAGTGAAGAATTTAATAAACCAATTGCTTCAATACGTCCCTTCTCCGTATATGGTCGGGGTGAAGCTAAACATAGATTTGTTCCTATTGTAATTTCTACAACTAAATCAAATACTAAGTTTAATCTCTCCCCACATGCTAAACATGATTGGATATATATTGATGATTTTGTTGATGGTGTTAAAATAGTTGTAAATAATATAGATAAATTAGTTGGTAAATCAATAAATATAGGAAATGGTGTGAGCTGGTCAAATCAAGAATTAGTTGATATAATAGAGGAAATACACGGATCAAAACTTAATTATAATTTAGTTGGTAAAATGAGAGATTATGATAACCAAGAATGGGTATCGGATAACAGCGTTCTTAAAAAATTAGGATGGGAACAGAAAGTATCACTATACTATGGTCTTAAAAAAACCTATGAATATTACTGAGATTCGCAAAAGAATTTTAGACATTTCATATAAAAACAATCAATCTCATATAGGATCATGTCTTAATATAACTGAGGCTTTAGTTGATATTTATAATATAAAGAATACTCTTGATAGAGTTGTATTATCTCAGGGACATGCGGCACTAGCACTTTACTGTGTTTTGGAAGCAGTCTATTGTCCTAAAAACGGATTTAAGCAGGTTGATGCTGAGAAACTATTCACCAAACATGGAGTACACCCAAATAGAGATAAAGAAGATCATATAGATTGTTCAACTGGTAGTCTGGGTCATGGTCTACCAATAGCAGTGGGTATGGCATTGGCTAACAGAAAAAGAAATGTTTATTGTGTAATTAGTGATGGAGAGTGTGCAGAGGGTAGTATCTGGGAGGCTCTAAGAATAGCGGAGGATCAACAACTAGATAATTTAAAGATATATCTTATTGCTAATGGTTACTGTGCTTATGATAGGGTGAATGTAAAAAAACTAGAGAAAAGACTCAAATCGTTTGACTTCCCAATATCCATATTTAAAACAAAACTACCTGATTTAGAGTTTCTAGATGGTTTAAAGGCTCATTACTCAACTATGACTGATGATGATTATCAACAAGCATATTTAGCATATACACCTAAAATACCTAGAAGACGTAAAAATATATGAAAAAGCATGAATCAATGCGAGGATACTTTGCATTCGAATTACTACAACAAATGAAAGATAATAAGGACATTATTCTTCTTCTAGGTGATTTGGGATATATGATGTTTGATAAACATAGAGAGTTATTTCCAAATAGAGTAATTAATACAGGAGCTGCAGAACAAGCCATGATGGATATGGCAGTAGGTCTAGCCTATGAGGGTAAAATACCAGTAGTCTATTCAATTACACCATTTCTACTCTATAGACCGTTTGAAACAATAAGAACTTATATAAATCATGAGAAAATATCTGTTAAAATGATAGGTGGTGGTAGGGATAAAGATTATAAGCATGATGGTATCAGTCACCACAGTGAAGATGATAGAGAGATCATGGCTACATTTAGAAATATAGAGAGTTACTGGCCAGAGACTAAAGAACACGTAACTAGTGATTATGTTAATAGATTACTAAATAATAATAAACCTGTATACCTAAATTTAAAAAGATGATAACTTTTGCACTTAACCTAGCAGCTTTCATATTTATAGTCTATGTTAGTTTTATAGCTATTGTACTTATATTAGGAGTATTGGGAAATATATTCAAATGATTAAAGCATCTATAATTTTTAAAGTAGGTAAAAGAAGAACATTTAAACTTGATTTAGTGGAATTGTTGTCTACTGCCTTAAAGTTATCAAAATCAGAAATAAGAAGATTAATTAAACAAAATGCTGTTAGTTACTGGGTAGAAGCAGAAGAAGTTAAAATAGAAAGACAAAATTATTAAAACAAAACTACAATGGCTAAATATAGTAAATGGTGCAGATATATTAGAAACAGAGTATGCCACCAAATGCCTAGAACAAGAAGGTAAACTCTATGGTGCGGTTATGGGTAGTGCCTACGGTGGAGCAGTAGAACATATTGCTAGACTGTGGAAGGATAGAGGAACTATCTATGGATTTGATGTCTTTGAAGATCTACACCCTAAACACCTATCTAGTGATAAAGATTCATTCCCAGCCACCTGCATGGATCACTGGTATGGACTAGAAGAATATGGTACCGAGAAAATGAAATTAGAATATCAAGAACAAGTATTAAATGATCTTAAATTAAACAACGCAAAACTTATAAAAGGTGAAGTACATCCAGATTCATGTAAAGATATACCTTACTTAAATTATGTATTTTTAGACATGGATATGGTAGAATCAATGAGGATAGGCTTCAATTCTGTCAAAAACAAAATCAAAAAAGGAGGATTCCTCCTACTACACGATACTCAAAATATCGGTGAATTAACAGACTGGAGAGACAACGAAGTACTAACAGACAAACGATTTAAAGAAATTGACAGACATGGTAGTCAATTAATTGTAGTTTTACAAAGAATCTAGCTACTCGAGAGTGAAATATGAAGAACTTACCAGATAAGAAAAAGGGGGGTAAACCAGCCAGTAAACAGGCTATATATTCTTCTGCTTCTTCACATGCTCTAGAAGCATTAAACAGACTAGCTTGTTTAATGCAGAGTAAGAATGAACCTGTAGCAGTTAGTGCAGCTAAGGCATTACTAGCCAAATCAATTCCTGATCTAAAAGCAACAGAGTTAGACTTAAAAGATAACGCTAAATTTATATTTCAAATAGTACAGGATAATACTCTCAAAGATGCTAACAGAAAAGAAGATTCCACTCCCGATAAAGTTATTCCAAAAACAGTCTGAGATATTTAATTCTACTGCTCGTTATAAGATAGCTGTTAAAGGTAGAAGATTTGGACTTACCAAGGGAGCTGCTAATGATTTTATTATTCAAGCACTAGAAAAGAAATTTAAGCAAGGACTCTGGGTAGATACTGTAAATGTAAATATAGATAGATATGTAGAGAGGTACTTTTTACCAACACTACAATTACTCCCCAAAGGATTATATAAATGGCGTAAGCAAGCTAAGGTGCTAGAGATAGCAGATTCCTACATAGATTTTAGATCAGTTGACAGACCTGAGAACATAGAGGGATTTGGTTATGATAAAGCGTTTCTAAATGAGGCTGGTATTATTCTTAAAGATGAATACCTGTGGCACAATGCTATTAGACCTATGTTATGGGAGTTTCAACCACAAACAGTAATAGGTGGCACTCCAAAGGGTAAAGGATTATTTTATGAGTTAGCATTAAGGGGACAAGATCCACAACAGAAAGATTATGAATACTTTCACTTCACTTCATTTGATAATCCATTCCTTAATCTAGATGCACTAAAAGAGGATATGGTATCTATGCCAGAGATGGTTGTTAAACAAGAGATATTTGCAGAGTTTCTAGAAGATACTGGTGTAGTATTTAGGGGAGTTAGTAATATATTGACGGCTACAACTAAGCAACCAATAGCAGGCCATATATATGTAATGGGTGTAGATTTGGCAAAGGTGCAAGATTTCACAGTTATTGTTGTATATGACAGATCTAATAATGAGCAGGTATATCAGGCAAGGTTTAATAAACTAGATTGGCCATTCCAAAAGAAGAAGATTATAGAGACATCAAAGCATTTTAATAATGCACTAGCTATTGTTGATGCTACAGGTCTTGGAGATCCTATTGCCGATGATCTAGCTAGGGCAGGTGTACCAATAGAACCATATAAATTGACTAACCAAAGTAAGAAGGAGTTGATAGAGAAGTTGATTATATCTATTGAGCAGCAGAGGATAAAAATGTTGAAATTACCTGAAACACTTGCGGAATTCAATTCTTTCACTTATGATATATCAAACAGTGGTAGGGTTACTTATAATGCCCCTGCTGGATTCCATGACGATATTGTTATTGCTCATGGATTGGCTAATTGGTCATTACAACCAGTTACACCTAAAGTAGTCACTAAACCTGTTTCTTTGATTCAACGAGAGTTTCAAAAGAGATCTAGTAAATTTAATAGGGACTATGACTACGAATACATCTAATTTTTCATCAACAGAATCAGCACTTTATTTTTTAGAGGATATAATGGAAAGATCCATGATACCGTTCTTTCTTCTTGGTGCAGTAGCTAAGACTGTAGTAGATAACCTAGATCAAGATCCGACATCTCCAATAGAGTGTGGAATAAAGAGAACAGACTATACAGAGTATGCTAAATCAACTCTCAAGATGTTCTTACCCCCAGAGACAGTATTTAAAAAGAAATCTATTAAGTTTGAGTGGCAAGGTACGCCAGTGACAATAAAGATCATTGATCGTAAATATGTATTTATTCAGAATCTAGACATGGTATTTTATAAGATTACCAGTTTTAGAATACCCAACCCATTTAAGAAATATTGGAAAGTAAGGGGATTAGTTAAATGACAGAAATAATTTTATTTTTAGTTATTGTGTGTCTTATAGCTCTACATGTTTGGTATGTTAAGAAGTATCATGAGGTGGAGAAGAGACTTATTAAGGCAATACTAAGTAAAGATGTACATGAATTTACTCAAGCTGAGTTAGCAGAATCACCCAAAAATGGCTCTAAATTCACTGAGCCTGACTTCATATCAATGAATGACATATCAGACGATGATTTTGAGGGAGCAATTAAAAAAACACTGGAAAAACATAAATAATGTCAATATTTAAGCCTAAGAAGAAATCTGCATTAGTTCCAACAGGAAGAATATCAACTCATGTAGAGAATCTTATTAAGAGTTATACTAGCCAAAGAAAATCATTTGAGCGTAGATGGTATGATAACAACTTCTTTGATGATGGGTTTCACTTTAGGTTTCTATCTCGTAAGACTGGTAGAATTGTAGATACAAGCAATCAATCAAAATTAAGAAGCCCACAAAGAGCTATCCCAAAAGCCTCTAGACAGATTAGGGGTGTAGCTTCATTACTCCTCCAATTAGATCCAACACCAGTTATTTATCCAGAAAGAGTACACCAAGGTGCTTATGAAAAGGTACAGGGACAGGATGGTAAGCTAGAAGAGAACCCACTTTATAAAGCAGCTAGAGATAGAGCTAAGCAAATAGCCCAAAAGATTGGTGATTATGTAGCTGATGAATGGGATGAACAAGAGATTAGAGATAAGTTGGTTCACATGATGATACTCACTGCTAAGCATGGTATCTCATATCTACAGGTATGGGCTGATGCAGTTAGTGAAAAAATAGAATCTAAGGTGTTTGATGCCTTTGATATATTCCTAGATGGAACACTTACAAGCATCTATGATTCACCTAGTATTACAAAAACAGTACCAATACTCATATCTAAGATTAAAGCTAATGAATTATTTGATAAAGATCAAAGACAAAAGATTAACCCAGATAATAAGTATTCATCTAGTGAAGTTAAACAAGCCTACATGCAGTCAAGGTTTGGAAACACGTTTGATAAAGAACGAAGTGAAACACTAATGCTCAAAGAGACATTTATTAAAGAATATCTAAGTGATGAAAATAGAGATTTAGTTAAGGAATTGGGTGGTGAGGAATTACTGCAAAATAAACAAGATGGTGACATGATAATGAGACATGTTTTCAGCACTTCAAATGGTTGGTTGCTAGATGAGTATGTAGATATGGATGAATACCCATTTGTAGATCTTAGATTTGAACCAGGACTTATTTATCAAGTTCCCCTCATTGAGAGATTCATACCTCAAAACAAGTCACTAGATATTGCTATGTCTAGAGTAGAGGGCTACACAAACACAATGGTTGCAGGTACATATCAGAAACGTAAGGGAGAAAATTATCAAGTTAGTAATATGCCAGGTGGACAGATTATTGAGTATGAGACAACCCCACTCACTCAGATGAACATGGCACCAGTACCTCAATTTGTATTTCAGTTTATTAATCTTCTAGAATCATTTATAGAAGAACAGGGAGCTAGTACATCAACACTTGGTAATCTTCCAAGTGGTGTTAAATCAGGTAAGGCTATAGAGTCTCTAAAGGCTACAGAATATGCTAACCTAAAGATTCCTTCAGACTCATATAAAAAGACTGTTAGAAGAATAGCCATGACACTCATTAATCTGGCTGCAGATACTATAGTAGAACCTAGAGAGGTTTCTAATGTAGATGGTGATGAGGTTAATTATTTTGATATTATCGGCGAAAAAGGTGTGCAAGCTAGAGCTGATGCAGGGTTAGAAACACCAGAGGATTGGGTGGTAGTTAAGAAGAAAACAAAGGTGAGAATAGAAGTTGAAACAGGACTTGGGTACACAATGGAAGGTAAGAAAGAAACTATGCAACAGGTGGCTAATTATATGCTACAACTTGCAGAGGTTGGAATGATAGGCAAAGAACAAGTACAGATTGTACTCAAGAAATTCCTAGAGATATTCCAGTTTGGATCAACAGCTGAGTTTATGGAAGCTATTGAAGAAGGTGTTGATATTGAAGAAACACAAATAGATCAACTCAAAGTAGCTATTATAGAAGTTTTAAAGGATGTTGGAGTAGTGGGAGAGGCAGCAGATCAAAAGATGGTTGACTCTACTAAGGTTGGAGTAATGGAAGCCGTCAAAGATATGGGAGGTGCAAAATGAGTAAGGTATATGTAAGATATGGATTCATATTCGATCCCAAGAAAACTATTGTTTAAGAACTATCGCAAATGCAGCAGGATATCAAAATTTTAAAATGCAGTGGTATGAACATACTCCTAAGAATTAGTTTGACAATACAATCAATATAATTTATGATATGTACAGCCATAAAGGCAGTGTAGTAATAGAGCTACCCATAACAGGGAGCTCTTTTTTTATAAGTACCGACAAATTGTGCGGACTGAAAGGTTAATATGTCATTTTTCAAAAATGAAGATGGTGAGGGTAAGCTACAAGATGATTTAAGTAATGCTTTAGGAACAGAGGAAGAAACAACTGAGACAGAGACAATAGAAGAAGAAATTGAAAAAATTAAACTTGGAGAAATAGAATACACACCAGATGAATTAGAATCTTTTGTAGAATTAGGAAGAAAAGCAAAAGAAATAGAAAAGAATCATGGTAGTTTTGATGATTACGTTTCAGACTATGGAAGAAAGTCACAAAAAATAGGAGAACTTAATAAGGAGCTAGATAGTTTAAAAACTGCTCCAAAGACAGAAGAGCAGGAAATTAACGAAGATTCATTAGAACAGGCAAGACAAGCCGCTAGGAAGATAGGAATACCACTAACAGAAGATGTTAAATCAATGGTTAAAGACATACTTGAGGAATCATTTTCAAGTAAGTATAGCGAACAAAGAGCAGGAGAAAAACTTATAGATGAGGTAAGAGTATTGGAAAAAGATATAGATGGTAAAGATGGAAGACCTAAGTTTGATTCAAGTAAGGTTTTAGACTTTATGAAAGAGAATCCAGGGTTTAAAAGTCCTAAGCAAGCATATGAAGTTATGCACCCAGAAAAGATGGCACAATGGAGAGTAGATAAGATATTAAAAAGTAAAAAAGGAATTGTAACTCAAACAGATACTACAGCAAACAAAAAGCCAGTAGATGTGAGAGTAACATCCAAAAATCTGCACGAATTATTATCTGAGCAGTTACACAATTAGACCCTCGAGGTAAATTATTAAGTTGGAACATAACTAGAAAGGAATAAAAATTATGGCAATCTTGCTTTCAAACGTTTCTAACGCTCTTGAAACAGTTGTTCAACCCTATATACAGGACAACTTTAACAAGCAGACTCCCTTGCTTGATCAAATCAAGAAACACTCAGATGTTGAGTTTTTTAACGATGCTTTCTATGCTCCAGTGAGAACTGGTAGACATAGTGGTATTGTATCCCTCGCTAACGATGGATCTAAACTACGCTCTGGTGCTTCAACAATTGGTCGTGCAAATGTGGGTTACAAGACATTAACGGCTACCTTCGATATTTCGAAGCTAACTTTAGATGCAACCAAAAACCGCAAAGGTGCAGTGGAAAACCAACTGACCTTTCAGGCTAGAACGTTGTTAAATGACTTTTCAAAAGACGTAAATAGACAGTACTACAGTGATGGAGTAGGTGTTCTATCAGAAGTGGCAAGCTCAGCAGGGGCTGGGACTATAACTATTCAACACCCAAGCGCAAGTTTGGATGATGGTAGAAGTGTCGATTGGTATGGAACCGTAAATGGTGACATAGCTCCCGATAAATATCTTCATGTTGGAATGGCTATCGGTCTTGGAACCGCAGCGGCTGACGTAGGAACAATCACATCTATTACTGGTAATACAGTAGTTTTGACTGGTGCTCCTGCTATGGCTGCTAACGACGCTATCTACGCAGTAGATGGTGACGAAGCTGCAGCTGGTACATCTGATATACAAGGACTCAGGGCGGCTCTTTCGAGCTCAACTGGAGCCTCTACATACGCTAATTTGGCACGTTCTACTTACGGATGGACACCACAATTGGGAACCGTATCAGAAGCTTTGACACTTTCGAAAATGGAAAACAAATACATCGCTGCAAAGGAATTTGCAAATAGTGATGATCGTTATGCTATTTTCGTTAATAAGACTCTCTACACTAAGTATGGTGATATTTTAACTGCTCTTCGCAGAACAGTTAATAGCACTGAACTTTTGGGTGGTTGGTCTGGTCTAGAGTTTCAAGTTGGAGCTGGTAAAGTAGGTGTTTTCTTGGACTATGAGGTACCTGATGGAGAGGTTATGATTATTAACCTTGACTCTTGGACTGTCTGTGAAGTCTCCCCAATGGCTTGGGTAGAAGGACCAGATGGTAAACCTATGATTAGACGAAGAGATTATCTTACTTATCAAGCTACAATGGCTTGGTTCACTAACCTATTGTGTCGTGCGCCTGGTGCGAACGCTCGTTTGACTCAGAAAACTAACTAAACGGTATTTGGTGGGTACCAGAGAGTGCTAAGTTGTGTAAAAAAATACGCACAACCGATTCCTCAACCACCAAAATGAAGGTCACGGACTTTAGGGCTAGATCGTTACTAGCCACCTTCACATGCCAAAAACAGGCTTATCATTAGAAGATATTGCTAGATACGGATCAAGTGGAGATCCTGGATTTAGTGAATCTAGAAATAGAAATGTTATTGCTTCAACCATAAAGAGATATGATGAAGTAGTAAAGAAAAAGAAGAAGAAATTTAATAAGGGAATGGAGGAAAGATCAGAAATGCTTTATTCCTATATTAGAAGTTTAGATAATAAAGACCAACCATTTGAAACATATGTTGGTAAACATAATCTAATGAAAATACTAAGTGAAGAAAGAATAAAAGATCTTCAGATGAAAGCTAAACTTTTGGGATATAAAATAAATTAGAAAAGGAAATTATGCCACTAAAAAGACATTACATAGATTTTCAGTCAATGACTGGAAACAAAGTCACCCCAGACGAAGTAGATCGTTATGAGATTTATACAGTTATCAATCCATCCATAAGTGCTAACAATATTGGTAGTGCCACAGCAGGAACAGTTTCACAAGTTGTAGCTGTTGGTTTAGCTAATGTTAGACCAGATTATCCAAGAAATTTACTTGCTACATGGACAGGATCTGCTTCACTAAGCGGAACCGTTGCAGTCACTGGTAAAAATCAATTTGGAGTAGCAATCAGTGAAAGTTTCGCTCTTGCTCAAGGTACTCAAGTGACTGGCTCAGATGCAGGATCAGAAATCTTTGCAGAAGTTACAACCTCTACTGCCACATTTGGTACAGGTGTATCTGGAACTGGCACGGTAAGTTTGGGTTATGCAATTGCAGGAACTGCTTGTAAGTTCGGCTTACCTGCTAAGATAGGTGCAGCCTCAGATGTTAAATCAATTACATGGACAGATGAAAGCGGACTTTCAACCCCACTAGGATTGGGAACAATCTCATCTTATGTAGGAACTGACAAACATGAGTTTGCAGGTACTGAAACACTCGCTGGAACAATGTCATATCAAGTATGGTTTAAACCAACTTATATAGCATCAGGCGATAGTTTGACCTTAATGGCTAACTTGTAAAACTATGTTACAATAATATTAACAATCTACCTCGTGAGTAGAAAAATACCCATCAACTTCACGAGAGTAGGTGGGTATTATTGTACTAGAAAGATAATATGACCAAACCAATTCAAGGATTTTTCTTCAGGGACTTCTCACAAACATATATGCCTGAGATCTTAAAAGAGATCTATAGGGATAGAGTATACGATGCACAATTAGGAGGTAAAAAAGACCTAGTTATAGCAGATTTTGGAGCAAACATAGGTTTATGGACATACTTCGCTTATGATAAATCATCTAAGATTTACTCATTAGAACCATCAAAAGAACACTTTGAGTGTCTGGTTACAATGCTATCCACAAATAATATGTTGGATAAAGTCACCCCAATACAAAAAGCAATTTCAAATGTAAATGGAACAGCTAAGTTCTATCACAATGAAAACACTACCATGTATTCACTTAATAAAGCCGTTAATACCAAAGGAGAATTTGAAGAGGTAGAAACTATAACTCTAGAAAAGTTCTTTGAGGATAATAAAATAGATCATCTAAACTTTATGAAGATTGATGTGGAGGGGACAGAGAGTATTATTTTCGGCTCTTCTGGATTTGAAGCGGTGAAGGATAAGATAGATGTAATAATGGGTGAATTTCATACGTGGACTGGCTTAAATCCCAAACAATTTGAGAACTATTTCAGGGATAGGGACTTTACATTTGAGTGGGTGAATAAAACAGAAGCTAGTTTATTTTTATCTGAAAGGATTAAATGACAATAAAACAATCAATAATCAAGGCTGAACAAATAGCAAAAGAAACCAAGGTAGGAGTGAGTAGCAATATGAGAGATCACAGAATAATTGTTATGATAGCTGAACTTATATTAAAATATGGAGTGCAAGAAATAAAATGAAAAAACCAATTATAGTTTTTACCGTAGCAGATGAAAAGAATATGGTACACGCAACCAAGATGATTAACTCTTTTCATAAGTTTCATCCAGATATAGAAGTCAAGGTATATGGAGCAAAAGATATAGGAGATCCAACTAATTATTATAGATCAACAGCTATGTTTGCTAAGGAACTGATAAAAGAATATGACCTAGTAATTAAAATGGATGCTGACCAAATAGTCACAGGAAATCTATATTACATCTTTGAAGAAGATTATGAAGTTGGTACAGTTCTAAACTTTAATAGAGTAGATCCTAAGATGTATGGAAATGTAACAGTATTTAATATACCACCTCAAGCATATATGAACTGTGGGTTGGTAGCTATGAGAAGCCAAAAGTTTATAAATCACTGGTGGAGATTGTGTGAATCACCCGCCTTTCATACACTTCAATATAGAGAGCAAGATATTCTTAATTTAATCATTCATTACGGAGATTATAATGTAGAGTGTTTTGACTTCCCAAATAATGTAAAGGATTATCATGCATGGCATGGTCTAGCTTCTAAGGGTGAATATTCAAAGATGGTTATAAGAGGTGGTAAACTTGTATTACCTAAATCAACTGATAAATACCCAGATCATACAAAAGAGATAAAGGTGTTACACTCGGCAGGTGGAAGCAATGAAAAGAAAATAGGTGATTCTTACAAGATTTACTTTAATGAGGATTGTATTAAGTACATTGACGGAATAATCAAATGACAGAAAAACGTTTAAAAATATTCTTCTCTAGTAATGCTCCATGGGCTACAAGTGGCTATGCACAACAGATAAATGATTTACTTCCTAGACTTGTTAAAGAGGGATATCCAGTAGCTATCTCTGCTTTCTATGGACTAGATGGTGGATCTATAAACCTAAGTGGTATTAAGTGTTACCCTAAAATGGCAGACCAATGGGGTGCTGATTCAATGGTAGATCATGCTAAAAACTTTGGTGCTGATGTGGTTATTTCACTACAGGATATATGGGTACTTAATCCACAGATAATGAAAAATGTTAAAAACTGGATTCCTATTGTTCCAATTGATCACGATCCAATCCCACAAGCCATACATGAAAGACTTAAACTAGCTCACAGAATTATTGCTATGTCTCCATTTGGAGAAAGAGAACTTGATAGAGTCGGTATGAATTCTACCTATATACAACACACCGTAGACACTGATTTGTTTAAACCAGGTGATAAGAAGGAAATACGAAAGAAAATAGGCATACCAGAGGATATATTTCTATTTGGTATGGTTGCAGCTAATAAAGATAACCCACCTAGAAAATCATTTCAAGAGGTTATGGATGCTTTTGCTAAGTTTAATAAGAAACATCCCAAATCAGGCATTTACTTTCACACATTACTAAAACAAGCTAATGGTTTTGATATTGATGCTTATGCTAAGTTCTTGGGTATTCAGGATAAAATATTTCATATACAACCCTATGAGCAATTGTTTCTAGTTGGTAAGGATAAAATGCCAGATATCTATTCAGCTATGGATTGTCTACTCATGCCATCAACAAATGAAGGCTTTGGAGTTCCATCAATAGAGGCTCAATCATGTGGAGTTCCTGTGATAACTAATAATTTTACTGCTATGCCAGACATGATTAGAGATGGCAAAACAGGCTTTTTATGTAAGGTTGGCTGGAAAAGGTTCACTCCACTTGGATCATATATAGGACACACAACTGCAGAATCTATTTATGAGAATATGGAGAAGATGTTCAAGGCTGATAGAGTCAAGATGGGTAAAGCTGCTCGTAAATTTATGATTGATGAGTTTGATGCTAAGAAAGTATTTAAGACTAAATGGATACCATTTATGGAAAAACTAGAAAAGGAAATACATGGAGAGATTGACTTGAAAGAGAAAGTAGACTAAACTATATTTAGCTATTTTCTAGCCACTTGTGTATAAGAACACCTGAAATACGGTGTTTTTATTTATTTAAAGGAGAAAATATGATTAGTCTTCCAATCGACGGTAACAGTGAAAAATTACAAATATCACCAAAAGGTTTGACATTAGAGCAAACATTAGATACTTCAATCTCATCTAGTACAGAAATAACACTAAATATTTTGACTGAATTCGTAAGATTTTACGCAACGGGACAAGATGTGTGGGTTAAATGGGGTACTGCAGACGTTACAAACGCTAACTTTGATGAAGTTGTCCCAGCAGGTCAAATACTAGATTTAGCTGTACCAGAAAATATCACAGCAGTTAATCTACTAGAGAGAGCAGCTTCAGCACAAATTGTAGTTATTGAAAAATAAGGAAA